TGATCATCCTGGATTCCCCGCGTATCCCAATGAAGCCGATATCATCCAAAAGGCGCAGACCTTAAACGGCTTTGTTTCACAAATCCCCAATACACTAGAAAAGACTAGCAAAAAGTCCACCTGATATGGGATCGGGCAGAGGCGTTGTCGTCTCTGCCTTTAACTAATTAAGGAGATATTATGCCTTTACGTAATACTTTTATCATTACACTTGCGTTCATTATGTCGGCAATTGTAATGATGACGGGCGCAGCGCTCTCGTCTACTGGAACGTACGCAATTCCGGCAATAAGTGCTCAACAGGATGGCGATCCTATTCCTGCACACGCGATATCATACTATTCGCTCACAAAACATGAACGAAAGCAGATTGATTGTTTAACCGAAAACATTTATCGAGAAGCAGCATACGAACCAAGAATTGGTTGGGTTGCAGTAGCTTTCGTAACAATGAATAGACTATACTCTGGTAATTATGCAGACAGTGTTTGCGGAGTTATCTATCAGCCAAACCAGTTTTCATGGGTTGGTATGAGGAATCTTCCAAAGATTAACTCAGATGTTTACGATCAAATTCGTAGAGTTGCTACAGCAGTCTACCTTGACTATGATCGTAATCGTGATGTAACTGGTGGAGCAACATACTACCACGCAGATTACGTAAGTCCCGGTTGGTCTAATCTTCACAAGACCAAGAAAATTGGAACACATATCTTTTACAAAAGCAATAAAGATATAATTAGCTAGGAGAATACATGGAAATCAAAGATAAAATCATCATTGCAGTTTGTGTTACGCTCGTCATTATAACTAGTATAGGATCCGTTGCATACTACGCTATTAATGATAGAAAACTTATGTCTACTAATATCACTGATGCTGTAAGCAAAGGTATGGATCCATTGTCAGTAAGATGCTCTTATGCAAAATCTGATGATACGGTCTGTGTAGCATACGCTGCGGCAGGTAAGAAGTAAAACTTTTGGAGATATAATGGACATCAGCGAAATTATTAAACGCGGTCTGAATAAAAAGCACGATGGTTTTTCTACAAAGCCCGTTGCTAACTTACATGAGTTCTATTTGACGGGAGAAATCGGCGAGGCAGAAGACTACCTCGATTGGTTTGATGCTATTCGTCATGCTGGAGAACTCGACGTAGTAAAGATCTATATTAACTCATTTGGAGGAGACCTCTTTACTGCAATTCAATTTCTTCGTGTTCTATCGGAGAGTCAGGCTACTAAGATTATTTCGGTTGAAGGTGCATGCATGTCTGCAGCTACAATGATCTTTATGTGCGGTGATCAATTCGAGGTCACTCCTCACTCAGTCTTTATGTTCCACAACTATTCGGGTGGAACTATTGGTAAAGGTGGGGAGATGATAGATCAGTTACAACATGAACGTAAGTGGTCAGAAAGACTTTTAAATGAAGTGTATAAGGGCTTCCTTACTAAAGAAGAAATCCACTCTATGCTCGCTAACAAAGACATTTGGATGGATGGGGATGAAGTTGTACGTAGGATTAATTTGAAGAATAAAGGTCTTGTTGCAGATCAAAAATCTAAAACTGCTCCAAAGCCAAGGCAGGCAAGGGCTAAAAAATCTAAAACTAGCCCTGTACAATAATTCGCGTCTATGGTATAATACTACTATAGACAGTGGAATTTACATCATGGCAAACATACATTTTATGAGAAAGTTGGCAAAGGACGAGTTGTTTGATACACTCTTCTTTGCCACTGGTGAGACCCCAGTCGTTGAGAAGACTAAAGACTTCTATACGATGAAGGTAATTGGAATTGACACTAAGATCTTTAACACAAAAAAGATCTTGGTCAATGGCGACCTTTGTAGGTCAATTAGTGAAGCAAAATACGTAATCCAACAAGGAATTTGATATGACTTTGACTGAACTTGAACGTAATCTTTATGCATCTGTTCGTGAGCAAGATCCAAGCACTCTGCAATCAGTGACCGAAAATCTTCGTGGTCGCCTTTTCAAACTTGATCGTTGGTTTGATATGTTCCTCGATAAGTTTAGTTCTAAACTCGATGAAGTGGATCGCAATGATCCCATTAAGAAAATGTACAACACTAAGTTTGACGAGTACTCTAAGACCAAGCAACTAATCGTCGTTGCAGAAAGCTACATGAAGAAAAATGTTTAAGAACGCAGCATCATTCTCGCTTTTCATTGAAGATATAGTTAAGCAAAAGCGAGTGACTCACATGGATGCAGTACTTAAATACTGCGCCGACAACTATATCGAACCAGACGAAATCAAAAGCTTAATCAATAAGACTCTTAAAGATAAGATTGAACAAGACATGCGGGACGCAAACCTGCTTCCAAAACAAGCAACTCTAGACATTTAATATTATGGACGGCTATCAAGCCTATAAGTACTTCATTGCGTTGAAGCTACATTTTACGACCGAGAAGTTTGACGTGTTCTCTAACAACGGACGTGTTAACGCATCTCGTGTAGCATACGAGCGCCGCAATGATAAAGCACTCTTCGAAAGACTATCTAGAAAATACCCAACAGACCGAGAACTCATTCAATACATGGCTGCTAACTTTGCCTATGGTAATAAGCATGTAGTGTATTCGTATGAATCTGACGAGTACTATAATGTTTGGCTTAAACGTAAAGAATCAATAAGCCAAGTGTTTAAGACTGATCTTCTTTTGATTCAACAAGAATGTTCTGGATCAAAAGAATCTGTGTTTTCAATCGATGATGGTAACCCACTTCTACTAAATTTGTATTTGGGTAATCACATTACGCTTGAAACGATGGTTATCCTTGAAGAACTTGAAGGATACCTATCGAAATGGGAACCTTTGATTATGTTCTGGCATGATCACTTTCTTACGATACGCAAATCAAAACGGTTTGTAAAGTTCGATAAGAATAAGGTACAATCTATCTATGACAACTTTGTTGCCGAGTTGGTCGGCGAAGAGGTATAATGAAATGGGCCGCAATATTAATTTCGATGATGATGACGAGCGTAAAGCACATCGGAAGGGTAAACCAAAACATTCACGTAACGTGCCAGGTCGAGGCATGAAAGTGATAAATAGTTATGTAGAAGAAGATGACTATGATCCGTTTGACGACGACTTAGAAATGTCAGATGAAATCTACATTACACATACGAAACAAAACACAGACGACACACAATAATACATCGCTCAATATAACGTTTATACAAAGGAAAACATATGGATATTAATACACTCCGCAAAATGCGTAACTCGGACTTCGGCAAGATCGCTGGTGAATTCGAAAAGATCTCCAACCCGCAATCAGACTCTAAGTCCTATCAAGACGATCGCTTCTGGAAACTAGAAGCCGACAAGGCTGGCAACGCTAGCGCAACTATTCGATTCCTACCACGTGCAGAAGGTGATGAACTCCCTTGGGTTCGCGTCTTTAGCCACGGCTTTCAAGGTCCTACTGGAAAGTGGTATATCGAAAACTCTCTGACTACTCTTGGTGAGAACGATCCAGTTGGTGAACTTAATAGTCGCCTATGGAACTCTGGTGTAGAAGCCGACAAGGAAATTGCTCGTAAGCAAAAGCGTCGTTTACACTATGTAGCTAATGTTCTTATTGTTTCAGATCCTAAGCATCCTGAGAACGAAGGTCAGGTTCGCCTGTTCAAGTTTGGTAAGAAGATCTTCGATAAGATCATGGACAAAGCCAAGCCTACGTTTGAAGATGAGACTCCAGTTAACGTGTTTGATTACTGGGAAGGCGCAGACTTTAAACTTCGTATGCGCAAGGTAGATGGTTATCCTAACTATGATCAGTCTGTATTCCTTGAGCCTTCTACAATCTCTAGTAATGATGAGGAAATCTTAGTGATTGCTCAACGTCAATACAAGTTGGCAGAATTCTTGGAACGTAAGAACTTTAAGTCATACGAGGAACTTTCTCGTAAGTTGGCATCTGTTCTAGAAGGTAGTGCAGCACCAACTACATCGGCTGCTGCGATTGCTGAAGACGATGAGGAATATACTCCTCCAGTTCGTAATGCTGCTCCAGCAAAACCTGCAGTTAAGATTCAAAAAGCTTCTGAACCAAGTTTAGATGAAGATGATGACGATGCAATGAGTTTCTTCAAGAAGATTGCTCAAGAAGAGTAATTTAAGTAGAAATAACAAAGGGACCTTCGGGTCCCTTTGTCGTTAGAAAGCGTATCGTCTTTTATAAAAATCTTGTAGAGTCGTATCAGTGTTCCTTGATGGAACTCTATTAACTGTGTTAGTGGTATTATTAACGTTTGTAGTAGGTGCACTAACAACGCTTGTATTACCACCCTCGGCTGGTTTAGCAGCAGTCCCAGCATTCTCTTCTGATTTTTGATACACAGCATTAGCAGCCTGTGGCGGTGGCGCAGACGCTGAAGGTTGTGGTTGTGGACTAACTGCAGCTGCTTGACTCTTTCCTGGAGTTGGCGCTTCTAATTCTTTTTTAACTATTTTTTCATATTGTCCTAACACTGACAATGGGTATCTTCCATTGCCAGTATCAATATAGTTGCTCTTTAGATTATCATTTCTTTGAAGTTGTTCATCTGTATAACCTCTTTTCTTCAAAGCTTCAATTTTTGCAACATCACTATTCATTCCTTCAGAGCGATCATTAGCTTTTGCTGCTCCGCCTGTAAACGCATATGTTTTAGTAACTCCTTCTGCAGCAGTATATGCAGCACCTGCAGCTCTTTTCCCAGCAGAAGCCTCTTGTCTAGCTTTTAATAGATCATCATACTCTTTTTGTTTTTTAGGATCCTTAAATTTACCAGTACCTTTTTCTTCCAAAAACTCTTGTGCAGCAGTCGGTGCTTCTCTATAGTCAAATTGATTTTGTGCTTCAAACGCTTTTATTTTTTCATTAGCTTCTGCTTCCTGTGCTGTTGATGCTTGGTATTTTTCTTTAGCTGCTAATTTAGCTTTTTCTGAATCGCCACTTACTGGTTTACCACGGAAGTCTTGTTGTTTAGTAACTGTAGGTTTAGTATCAGTTTTAACAGGTGTTACTTGTTTTACTGCATCAGTTTTAACAGGCGTTGCATTAACTGCAGCCTCTCCTGGTTTAACACCACCTGGCTTCTTTCCATTTTGTCTATCACTAATCTCCTTCATCTTCGCTCTGTATTCAGGAGACTTAATCATTGATGCTAGTTGAATGAATTCTTTAGCAGCAGCATCTGCTGCAGCGTCATCTCCATCCCGACTTGCTTGTTGGAATCTATCCCAAGCTGCATCTGCTTTTTGCACATCTTCTTTTTTACCACTTAACTCATAACCGCGTTCGTAACCAGTAATAACTTTCCCACCAATGGTAGTACTGTCTCTTCTCGATCTTGCAAACTCTGTTTTAGGTTCTGCAGTTGCAGCACTTGCAGTTTTTCCACCTGGGGCTGATGCTGGTGTAGCTCCACCGCCACCCGGTGCGGCAGGTTTACCACCAGCATCTACTTTTCCAGGTTCAGATCCACCTTCTACTCTAGCACCTTGACTAGCGCCATCTTTCTTAAATGGATAGTATGGACCAAAT